GTCACACGGGCGGGACTATAATAGTCTCTACAATGAATCTATAAATTTTAATAATATTATAAATATTAATAGTAATATAAATAATTTTGTAAATAAATTATTTATAAATAATTCTTTAATATTTTCCACCAGGAAATTAGGGCTATGTTTGTCACCTGCAATGGAGAAGGAGGCAAAGTTTATGATAAATCCTGAAGTAGACATATTTCTTAAACATCCAGTATTAAAAAATAAAGTAATAACCATTCTCACGTATTTAAAGAAAAATTATAAAGTTGCAAAATCTATGTCACCTTCCGTAGCTATAGCTATTGCAAAAATGCGAAAACAGGGAGTTTCTCAACAAAAGATTGATCAGTTCTTTGAGAAAGCTAAACAGGAAGCGAAATTCAGTGGCTATCAATTCCTGATAGATGAATTCGGTATAGGAGATGAGGTGAAGCCAAGCAATTTTGAAGACTATATTAATAAAAGGATTATGTCAAGGCGAAATGATGGTATTGAAATAGTTGCAAAACCTGATATTTATTTGTTAAATCAAATAGCCCAACACAAAGCTCTCGAACAAACAAAAATTGAAGAGCTACCTTGCACGTGTCAAAATAAAGGTAATCTCCCCAAAGCGAGTATGATGCAGATATTACCCACTGCAGATAATGATGATAAATGTATAATTTATAACAGTTGTCTACGAACTCTCTTTGCGGCCTTTAAAAGACAGTTAAAAGCCACACCCCGACCAGATAAGAATGAGATTAAGAAATTCATCAACTTCGCCAAAAAATTCATTGACACATATGTAGATCCGCATATCAATGAATTTGATTATTCCTATTCCCAATGGTTCAATCATTTAAATCGAAATAAGCAAGATAATATGATAAGAGCAGCTGAAGCTTATAAAACCACTGGGGCACCAAGAGTTATCGAATTCGGTCTTTTCTGTAAACGTGAGGTACAACAGGATGGAGGCAAGAATCGTGCTATTGCTAATATCCAAGATATGATTAAATATATCATGGGTCCTGTTTGTTGGGGACTGGAGGCCATGTTTACAGATATTTTCCCTGGATATTGCGGCAACAAATCAGGTGAGGATTTGGAAAATTATTTGACCGCAAGCTATAAAGACGGTTTTACCATAGCATTGCAAGGCGATGGATCTGGTTTTGATCTCTCACAACATACGGAGTGTAAGGAGATAGACAGATATATATATAAAAAAATATTACACAAAGTTCACCATGTTGCACAATCTGATTTTGATCGTATTACTCAAATAAATGTGCGACAGTTAAAAGCTGCACTATATGTCGAGGGACGTAAATTATCACCATTTAGTGCAAATGTACCTGGTACTGTCTTCTCAGGTTCAAGTGATACAACATTAATGAACACTATCCGTATGGCATTATATAATCATTACACAATGTATAAAGCAAGAATCCCCATAGAACAATACAAATTAACAGCAAAAGGGGATGATTTCATGATACTTATAGGTGATTATAAAATAATACCTCAGATTAAGAAAGCTTACAATGAACTTTGGGCGTCCAAACCAAAGGATATGACTGATCCTAAACAAAATTATCAACGAAAAGGTATAGGCCAGATTATCAAATTTCTAAAAATCGGAGATTTCTCAACTCTTGATTTTTGTAGCAATGCTTTTATACCATATAGGGAGAATGGAATTCAAAAATTCAAAGTAATGAGAAGGCCTGAACGTATGATAGAATTGGCTCATTACTCAAGAAAGTTGCTAAACTATACACCTCAACAGGTGAAAACATATTACTTAGATTTGGCTCTTGCTCTTGAGGTTTGTTGTGGCAAAGATATACCCTTTTACCGCAACTATATTGAAGCATATCGATATTGGGCCAGTTTGATACCAGGTAACATGCGTTCAATTAAAAATGGCCGAAAGAAGATTTGTATGAGAGATGACGGTCATGTGAACATATTCAAGTTACATCAGTATGATCCCAAGTTGGAATATTTCTACCAGACTTACGGAAATGATTTTTATTATTCAGTGGCTGGTAGATTAAGTTCAAACAAAATACCACCTGAATATGTGTCACGATTTTTACTGGATAACTACCATCTAACTGATCAGATGATAGAGCGACACAGGGAGATATTAAAGAATGCTTTGTATAGGTATAATCCTATTAGTGAATTCATTTGTAGAGACTAGGCACGTCACAAAAGTCCCTAGTCAATATGTATTTGGTATATAAATATTTTGTAAATATTTAAATAATGTGGATTGGGGATGCCTGATGCCTTTGAGATGCTCTCCTCAATATGCTAAGTGTATAGATATGGTTTGTTTCCAATCGTTACACAACCCTATTGAGGAAGTCAGTTGCACAGGTACTCTTTAGAGCTAAGTAACCTAAACAATCCATCCTCTTTAAATATTTATACAGTTAATATTCACAATTTATTGGTTAAAGGCTGAGCTGTCTGTACCACATTCTCCTGAGACAGCATTTGGATATGTGCTCTGCTGGGCCCTTACCGAGAGGCAACCGGAAGCTAACCTATCACGGAGAAATCCGGGTTAGGCGCTGGCAACTAGACGTTGTGAGGTAAGGAGGATGCATCACCGCTACCATAAACAGCTTGACCTTTCTAACTACCAACAATAATGGCTGAGTATTAATCGATTGACTAAAGTGCCCAGACACTCCACAACTTGGTTTGTCTGGAGATACTAGATGATAACCAGCTTAGTGTGGAG